GCCGGAGCTGCACTTTCCCGAGCTGCACCTAGCGCCGATCGGCCGCGGCGAGGTCGACCCGCTGGAGTGGGACGGGGTTCACTGGCGGCGGAGGTGCCGCGTTGTCAAGACCGCGCAGTAACGAGGAGGCGCAGGCGAAGGCCCGCGCTCAGTCCGACGCGACGCACGAGGACGCGTGGGCTTGCCTTGTCGCAGCGGTCGCGTACTTTGGCATACCGCGGCACCTCGTCGACGTGGGCTGCGGGTCGGGGCGCCTAGTAGCTCGAGCTGCGGAGACTGGCTGCTATGCCACGGGGGTCGACGTTGGCGTGCAGCCAGCCACGTGCGGGCGCTGCACGCTAGTGCAGCACGACCTGACAAAGCCGGCCCGGCACGTGACGCCCGGCGACCTCGTGCTGTGCTGGGAAGTGGCCGAGCACTTGCCGGCCGCAGCGGCCGACGTGCTGTGCGACACGCTGGCGCGGCTGACCCGGGCGCGGCTGCTGTTCACTGCGGCGGTTCCCGGGCAGGGCGGATCCGGTCACGTTAACGAGCAGTTACCGTCGTACTGGCGCGAGCGGCTGGAGGCTCGAGGCCTGACCTACGACGAGCGAAGCACGGTGCTGCTACAGCAAGCATTCCGGGAGGCTGCGCCCCGCGCCTGGTGGTACGGCCGAAACCTTCAGGTGTTCTGCCGGTGACTCCCGATGAATACACGGAGAAGTGGATGCGACAAAATTTGATGCGCAACGTTCGGCTGGATGTCACGATGGGGAACTACGCCCTGCTCGCAGCGCTGGGCAAAGCTGCCACCTCCTACCTTGAGGTCGGCACTTACGAGGGCGGCAGCCTGGCAGCAGTGCTCCAGCGCGGGAGCTCCGTTCGTTACGCAGTGTGCGTGGACGACTGGCGCAAGCGGATCAAGGAGGGCAAGCCCGCGGGCCACGCTCACGTGGACCGGATGCTGGCGCAGCTCGGCCACGAGAACACACCAGTCCGCTTTTTGGAAGGGCCGTCAACAAAGATGATCCCCACGCTGCACGAGACGTTCGACCTGACGCTGGTGGACGCGGACCACTCCGAGGAGGCGTGCGCTACCGACATGTCGCTGGTGTGGCCGATTACTACCGGCGCCATGGCCGTTCACGACGTTTGGTTGAAGGCCGGCGTTCGCAGCGCTATCTGGAAGTTTGTCAAGAGCCTTGGGGCGAACGTGTCCGCCTCGATGTGCGGCGGCGACCACGGGACTCTGGTCCTGTTCCGGTAACCATGGCCAAGGTAAATATCGTGGCCAAGCTAGGCTGGATTCTCGAGCGCCTAGCTCGAGAGCTGGAACCGCTGGGCGCCACGATCAACGCGGGTAACGCGGAGCGCGCCGCGGATCCGCGCGCAGCGATCAACTACTACATGCCCGCGCGGGACATCCTAAAGTATCCCGCGCCCGGGCTGGCGGTCGGTCTCTACACGCACGGCTCGACTGCGTTCGATATCGTCGACCGGTTCGCGGCATGCGTTACGATGAACATCGCGATGGGGGAGCGGCTGCGCGGAGCGGGTGCGCGGCGCGTTGTGACGATCCGACCCGGAACCGAGGCGCCCTCGCGCTCCCCCGTGTTCGGCGTGTGCGGGAGAGTCTACGGTAAGGAGCGCAAGGGCGCGGACCTTGTCAACGCCGCCGTCGCCGCCGGGTTCACCTTCCACGGTTGCTCCGACTACCGGCCACTGCGGAGCGTACGCGCGCGGTACCGCCCGCCCTGCCGGATCACACACGGGATCGCGCAGCGGGCTGACTTCTATAAGAGCATAGACTACCTCGTGATTACCTCCACGGAGGAGGGCGGCCCGATGCCGTTGCTCGAAGCGATCGCGCACCAGGTTCCGGTCATCGCGCCGCGCGGCGTAGGATGGTGCGACGAGTTTCCCGCTATCCGGTACCTAGCCGGGAGCTGGGACTCGCTGCACAAGATACTCCACGCGCTCACGGTTCCGCCGTCGTGGAAGGACTGGACAGAGCAGCACCGCCAGCTTTTAGAGTCTATCCGGTGAGGCCGCGGCTGAAGTCGGTCTACTTCTGCCCACCTTGCGACAAGCAGTACGCGCGGTTGGCGCGGGTCCTTGAGTACTCTGCGCGGATGCACTGCCCGACCTGGGACATCAACGTGCAGCGGATCGCGCCGACTACGCTGCGCGCAGCCAGCCGCAGCGAGTCACACGCGGCCAACAACTGGAAGCTGGAGCACTGGTGTAGCGCGGTGCAGCTCGCGCCCGACGGCGCCCGCGTGCTGCTGGTGGACGCGGACACGTTCGTCACCGGAAACCTAGACCCGCTGTGGGACCTAGACTTCGACTTCGCCTACACTGCCCGAGACGCCACCCGGTTCCCTCTCAACGGCGGCGTCGTGGCACTGCGCAGCAGCAAGGCGTCGCGCTCCTTCATGCGGCTGTGGCTCGAGCGGGACCGAGAATTTATGCGCAATGACGCGGCTCACCGGCCGTGGCGCAAGCTGTACGGCGGAATGAACCAGGCTTCGCTCGGGTCGCTGCTGGAAACCGGATCCGCGCTCACGTCCTGGCTGAACGTGGCTGCGCTGCCGTGCCTAGAGTGGAACTGCGAAGATACGTGCTGGGACCGGTTCGATCCTGCTGTGACCAAGATAGTACACGTGAAGTCCGCGCTCAGGATGGCGGTCTTCAACTTGGCGTCTAGCGCTCACGTCGCGCGCCTAACCCGCGCGTGGAAGGACCTGGACCGGGCTGCAACCGCGGCCGGTTCCATGGTATAATAGGTTATCAAAACATGGCGTTCACCGAAACCGACCTTGAAGTCATCTGCCGAGCTATTGCCACGGGGGAGCTGTCCGTCACCTTCGCGGACCGCACAGTGACTTACCGCTCCATGACGGACCTGCTGCTTGCCAAAGAGATCATCGAGGGCGAGATCGCAGCAGCCGCTGGCCGCAGCAAGCAAACGCTGGGATACGCTGTGAAGGGGTTCGACGAGTGAAGCGCCGAGCGACGCAGAGCATCGAGAGCCAGTTCGCGGCGGTGGTGGTTCCGCGCGTGCGCGCAGCAATCTACGAGTCGGCTGCTCAGACTCGCCGGACGCTGGGCTGGCGCGCCCCCACCACATCCCCGAACTTTGCGGTGGAGCTGCTCACTACGCTGCGGGACCGGTCGCGCGACGCAGTCCGCAAGGACGGCTATGCCAAGGGCGTCATTGACAAGCTGGTCTACAACAGCGTGGGGACTGGCCTCGTGCCCATGCCGCTGTCAGTCAACAAGCAGTTCAAGAAGCTGGCGCTGAAGTTCTGGAAGGAGTGGACGGACTACTCCGACGCGGACGGCACGCTGGAATGGTACGGCCAGCAGTCCGAAGCCGTGCGCTGCTGGCTGGAGGCGGGCGAGGTTTTCTTGAGACTGCGGTCGCGCCGGCCCGAGGACGGGATACGGGTGCCGCTCCAGGTTCAGGTGCTCGAGCCGGAGATGTGCCCGCACACGTACAACGGCACGGCTCCCAACGGCGGGCGCATCCGCGCGGGCATCGAGTTTGACGCCATCGGCCGGCGAGTGGCCTACTACTTTTTCGCAAGCCGGCCGGGGGACCTGAACGACTGGAACCAGGGAGACCTGCGACGCGTGCCAGCCGAGAGCGTGCTGCACGTATACAAGCCCGTGCGAGCTGGCCAGGTCCGCGGCATCCCCCACTTGACGCAGGCGCTGGTGAAGCTGCGGGAGCTGGACAAGTTCGACGACGCGACCGTCCTGCGGCAGCAGCTTACCGCGATGTTCGTGGCGTTCTTGAAGAAGGCTGCGTCGACCGACGCAGCCATCGTGCCGATACTCGGTCGCCCGACGGAGTCCGCGCAAGGGGACACGCGGCCTGCGCTCAGGCTCCAGCCCGGGATATTCCAGGAGCTGGCCCCGGGCGAGGAGATCCAATTCTCAAACCCGCCCGACGTGATGGCCGGCTATCAGGACTTTATCAAGCAGCAGCTCCGCGGAGTGTCCGCGGCGACGGGCGTTCCGTACGAGATCCTGACGGGGGACATGTCGGGCTTGAACGACCGAACGATGCGCGTCGTACTGCACGAGTTTCGGCGCCAGATCATGGCCGAGCAACACCAGA